TTGAGAGATAGTTCCACTAACTCCAGAAACTATGGCGCCTAAACCTAAGCCGCCTAGCATTCCTCGGTGAACAATTCCTGCTGTCCCGGCTCCATCCATAAACAGATCTCCATCATCTGTGATTGCGGAATCGTCGTATGCGAAACCAACATCAACCGTAGTCGCACCAAGTGCAGCAGATGTAGAGATCTGAACATCCCAAACACGGGAGTCTTTTGGAAGACGACCCACATTCAGAATGTCATTTTGTGCAGTTGCTGTAACAACAGTATAACTGTCGTACAACATCCGCATTGTGCCTCCAACCTCTGAAACTGGGATCAATTTCCAGTTGCCATCGGAAGGAGCGTGAGTCTGAGCGTAATTAACGCCATTCACAGTAGCCATAATAGCTTTTCCTTTCGTTGGAGGTTATTGTATGCAGTTGATTTGGATCATGAGCTTCTCATCCAAACGAGTTGCACCCATATCCATCTTGTAATAGATGTATGGGATAAACCGTTTGTTTGGAAGTTCGTCAATCCGAGCAACCACATCAGCCCAGATGCACAAACCTAGTGCATTGGGATGGAACGCCAGCACCTTCTCAGCCGTGACTGAGCCACCACTGGGAGAAGCATCTGCCTCAGTTGGCAAAGACTCATAGCGGATAAAACGGAATCCTGCAAAATAATCGACTTTGCCGTCAACTAATGCGCGGATACTGTTGTAATCCACTGATTGAATCTTGGTTTCCTGAAGCAACGACTCAATCTGTCTAGCAGAACAGACGATGATGAACAGGGGAATCCCATTCTGGTCGTACTGATCTACTTCTTGCTCAGAAAGCAGTCTACGCGCACGAAGCAACTTGTCCACTGTCAAAGCTGAACCTGCCGCTACATCTGCGGTATAGCCAAAGTCTGCAGGGATCTTCTGACTGGATGCGTTAAACCCCGTTTCCGAGAGAGCACCGCCAACCATTCCAGTCCAAGTGTGAGCTGCAGCTGCCGTCATGTCGCTATCAGCAGACCCGTAATGGGTACCGTAAGCAGCATCAACAATGATTGAATCCATCTTCCGATTCATTGACATTGCTGCTGCACGCGCATAAGGCTGGATCACATCGTAGTTCATCCTACGCTGGTCCCATTCCTCCACTGCCGTACCAAACTGGTAAGGCTGTGAACTAACCTTTCTGCGGGAGTGCTTGATAGGCATGATCGGAGAATCTGCAAAGCGAGAGGTGATTGCCTCTGCCTCAACAGTCCCGACTTTATCCATAAACTCTACTAAACCAGAACAGTCAGGTTTTACCTGAACTACTGGCCGCAGACGCGAGTTCGTCTGCTGGATCTCCATTGCTACATCCTGCGCATAACGCTGGACGTAGGAAGTCTCGATCCCACTAAAATTAACTGCCATGGGTTACTCCATGAAGTGATTAAAAAAATCAGGCTTCAGGAATTACCCACAACTAGAGTGGATTCCTATTCAGGGGGAAATCCGGGTCTCTCGATTATCCGGATTCAATGCTGATACTTACCTGCTCCCCACTATGGGGTGCCTACTCTCTTATTGATTGGGGTAGGCAATCTTAAAGAGTCGATCCATTCGTTTGGTCGCCTCTTTATGACTAGGGTTTTGATTATCCCTATACTGATCTAAAAAGTCCTTTTGATTATAAAGCTCGTTGATCTTCTCTTGTGCTGATGATGGCGTGAGATCTCCAACTCCTGCAGATTGCCCCATTACCAAATTGGCTTCGCCCATCATCTTGCCCATCTTGTGAAATATCTTTACTACTTCCGGATGGTCAGAAAGACCAGAATCCTCTAACAATGCTACCGATTCTTTGGTTGCAAGCTGAGAGAATGCACGCCTCGCAAGATCCATGTTCTCGTCAAACGCATCTCCGGGCCATTCTCTTTGCAGAGACTCCATGCCCTGATCGTACACGATCTGACGCTCCTGCATCTGTTGTTCCTTGCCCTGAACAACAATATCATTAAGCTCTCCCAAGATGTTCTGTGCTTGATCCTGAGTGAATCCTTGTTTGTGTGACCATCCTTTAAAATAATCTAGTCCTTCATCTTCATCATTATTGAACTCATCAAAAGTGTAATCCTCTGGTGCTTCAGGACGACCAAGTGCTCGATGAATCTGATCCCAAGATTCTCCTTCTTGTGGAATCTTGAGAAAACTCTCTGGAGGGGCTCCCATCTTTCTGACGGCATGGACATAGCTGTTTGCGAGCTTATCCACAGAATCAAAATTCTTCAGAGATGGTTCATGTGCTAATTCCCCTGGAAGCGTTGTCGCATCAAAGGGAGTCGGCATGAATTGGTCTTCCGAGGATTCATCCCCGGATTCAGTAACTTGTGCTTCCGTCATTAGATTCCATTTGTTCCAGCTTGGCGAGGACTTCCTCTGGAGATGTCCTTGCTCTCTTAAATAAGTCCAGGACTACGTTGCGCGCTCCTTCATTGAAGGCACTGACCCGCTCAGAATGTGGGTCAAACGTAGGACTAAACGCATTGTACCGAGAAGCAAGATCCGCAAGGATTTCCTTGCCTTCCGGTGTGTTAAAGAGGCTATGATAGACCTCCAACAAACGAGCCTGCTTACGACTCATAAGATTCATGCGGCTTCAGCCCTTGCTACATTGAGTTGTGCCGAAGACCGTTTCTCTTCTGTATCTGCCATCTGCGATTCAGCCTGCATCTGCTGCTGTGCTTGCTGTGCTTGCTGTTCTTGTTCCTGTATTTTTGCCATCTCTTCATCAGAAAATACAGAAGATGGAGGGACATTGAGTATTTCTGCACTCAGTTCCGAAATGCGAGAGACATTGAGCCTTTTGATCGTTGTAGGATCAATCTGTGCCAGTGGCATGTGAAACTGGATCAACTGTCCAATTGCATTAAGCTCCAAAGTCCTCTGTGCTACTGAGACAGGATTAACATAAGACACCTGAACATCCATGTCTTCCATGACAGGAGGAGGAGGTGGCAACATCCCTGCCCGTGCCATGACTCGGAAGGTGCGTTCAATCAGTGGACTAAGAAATTCTGCTTCTTGACGCGCCACAATTGGGCCAATGATCGCAAGACGATCTCTCTGACGGGTTGCAATCTCTGTTGCAGTGAACCGAAGAACATCTCCATCAGGAGCAACTGGTCCCGGAAGCTCAATCAGATCCAGATAGAATGATTTATTGATTGCATCTCTTACCTGAGACATCTTTCCTTCTGCATAGCGAGGATCTCCCATCGGTAGCTGACCGATGATCTCCTTCTGGCTATATCCCACTCTGTGGATATTGATTGCACCGGGATATGTCTTTATTTGACCAAGGAATCCGTCATCAGGAAGAGTCAATGGAGGATCAACCTGTTTCTGAAGTGCTTTCAGATAGGTTTTTTCCATCTCATTGGACATGAGAACATCAGGAAGAGCATCTCCTCCCGGTCCACGACCATAGATCTCATCCTCGTTTTTCGCCCATCTTGAGACGACATACGGAAACTCGTCATGTCCACCAATTCCTAAGATCTCATTCTTTTCTTTAAGAATATGAATAGAAATAAAGGGTTTTGGAATCAACTGAAGCGGACCTCCTAACTTCAGTGCATGCCAAGGTTTTATCACATGGACGCAATCAAACTTCTCAAAGGGTTTTCCATTCTCCAGCTTCTTTAAAACTGATTCTGGGATCCTCTGTGTATCAAAATTCTCAACCAATGCCTTTGCAGTATAGGTGTATTCTCGATATGCAGAGTCTATCCGTCCTCGCTTGTTGACTGAATAGCATGTCTTTGCAAGTGGAAAACTTCTGAAGTAGGGACCGATCCCCGGAGCATCCTCGATGTACATACTCCCTGTCCCAAAGGCGCCAAGATCAGTAAAATACTCATAGGCCGCAGGATGAAAATTAGACTTTGGAGACGAAAAGTGAACTTGTAATGCTCTTGTGACTTCCTCCAACCACAACTGAACCTGACGATCCTGCTCCAGTTGTTTGATAGATGGTTTCAGAATGAACCAAGGTGCTGCGGCAGGAGTCAAAAGGTTATGGAGCCCTGCACTGAATCGTGTAAGTGCTCTTACTGCAGTTGAGTCAAAGATCTTTGCACGCCTTGCAAGTCCAGACGAATACTTAGTCTCAAAATCTGCACGACGAGGACACATCAGATCAGCAATCTGCTGCCACTGACGCTCCCATGATGCTCTGTCGGTCTTCAGGGCATCAAGATCCTGAAGCACCTCAGATGCGGGGTTGCTGTCGTCTCCTGCATTGACAGGGGTAGAGAAAGCCATCTTAGTTTGCTACTCCGTATGCCTTGTTCTGCACCTTTGTCGTCTTCTTCTTTGTTGTCAGATTTGTCCGCACCCCTTCTGTCTTCCTCCGTAGGTATGGCTCTGAAGACATTGGGACGCTAACGTCCCCATAGGTGGAGGTTTCAGCAGCACCAGTATCATCTTGACTCTCGTCATTCATCCCCGGAGAGAAAATGTCGTCTAACGGTTTCTTGATCTGTTGCCCCCAATGGGAAACCATATTGTGAAAACCCATCATGTTAGTAGCTATCGTGTCGGACATATTGTCTCCTTTAGATTTACGCATAGGGCATAAGTGCCCCCTTTGCTTGTTTCAGAACCCATTTGGGATTTTCCTTACAAAAATATGATGATTTGCGCTGTTTCCATTCCCAATCACTTTGGGAAGACGCTTATCCAACACCTTATGATACTCTGATGTGTCTTCGCAGACAATCAAGTATGTGTCTCTTCCAGACTGTGCCATCAATGTTTCCAAACAACCCCATGCAGACATTGAGTTCCTCATTGTGTTCTTCTCAGGGAGCATCCACCAATAAACAGTTGGCGATTCCAGACAAAAACCTCCTGCAATCTGATTATCAACAACAATCATGTGCGTTGTTGCTACAGGAAAACCTTCTTCAGAATCAGGACGTATTCTCTGGAATGTCTTGATTAGCCCTTTCTCGTCTTCTTCATTCCGGATCGGCATCACCCGAACCCGTGCAAGATCTAACTCTCTCTTCACCAAGGTCTCCTTCCCAGTTTCAGACACTTCATGCTGCAACTCCCCAATCCTCAAAGGCTTCCCACTCATGTTCCTTTGTTCCGATGGCATGACTCTGTGGACGCTTGACCTCTGAAGTCTTTGCAAAACGTAAAGACTGAGCAGCGTAGCGGGTTGCACTCATCAAATCATCATTGATCTTAATGACCTTCCCATCCTTGCGGTGGTACATCCTGAACTCCTCAAACCAATCAAAACAGTAATCAAAGACAAAGAATCTTGAGGTTCTCATCTTGTCTAGCATGTTCATCAATCCTGCTTCCACAGATTGTCCTCCTTCTGGATTCTCAAAATGCTTTACTCCCATGTTTAAGCCCTGCTGACGATAGATCTGTGCAAGTGGAATCCCTGATCCTTTATCATGCTGTGATCCGTCGTGAGGCCAAACAACAGGAATCCAATGTCCACGGGTCTTCATTGCTGCTGCATGAAACACTGGAGTCTCTGCACTTTTCCTGTATGTGTCATAGACATATATTGCATCCGAGTCTCGATCATGTGCAAGCCAGACTGCTGCAGTTGGATGATCCCAGCCAAAATCCATTCCACAAATCTTGCTCCAGTGTTCTGGAATAGAAAACGATGGACGCTTGATGTCTTCTTCCTTTACTGGAAAGACCAAGCCTGATCCAAGAACTGGGATTCCCTTTGAGCGCATCTCCCTCTCATGCTCTGGAAGTGCAGCTAATATCTCCTGCTTGACTTCATCATCCAAATGGGGAGCATCATCCCATGTTGCATTGAAAATCTGCTGATGGGGTTGGAGATTGTTCATGAACTGTGCAATCACCTGAGTCATTCCAGATTCAGGAGTAAAGGTCATGTAGATCAATCCTCCTGATTTCAGAGATGCTCTCAATGCTTGTGAGTAAATGTCTTGTGGAGGTTCCTCATCCAACCATGTGACATCTACTGCTTTTCCCATCCATGCTTGTTTTCCTTGTTCATAACTCTTAAAAAAGAGTTTAGAGTTGCGTCCAGAAGTATGCTTCACCAACACACTCTGATACGCATTCGGAATCCCCGGCTGACGCTCTGTCTTTCCTATTGCATCCTTTGGAATTGCTCCATGACCAAAATCCTCTTCATCTCCGGGTGCTCCTAACAACTCTGCTTGTACAATGTCCCGAGTGTTGACTGTCGTGTTTCCTGCAGCCCATGCCTGTATTGGAGTGTTGAACCGTGCCCCCTTCCACCACTTTGGATACCGTCCTGTTAGATGAGTTGCTAACTCTGCTGCACCACAATATGTCTTTCCTGTCTTGTTTGCTGCCATCAAAAGACGTTGCCGTGCAAGTCGTCCCTTGGAGTCTCGACCTTCATGGAACCGGATCTGATACTCATAGGGATCATAGAAGCTGAGACGATTAGTATCTTCTGCCTCTGCAATACTCTCTGCAACCTGAAATGCTTTTTCTATCTGATGTGTCATTGACTTAGACTTAGTCTTGATCTGTGACTCTTGCTAGTCTGTAACCATGAAGGCTTATCATCTCTAAAACGCCAAGGGAGTTTGCCCGTCCTTTTCATGTAACGCTTGTCTCTTGCTGAAATCGTCTCTGCTGAAACCTCTGGAGTGAAGAGAGTGAAATCTGCTGCTACTCCTGCTGCACCCGCCAATGATTTCGCTGCTCCTAATGCAAGCGCCTTTGTCCCTCCTTTCACAAACCATTTGCGGACTGAAGGATCTATCTTCATCTTATCTACATTTATAAGATCTGCAACCTTACGCATACGCTCTGTTTTTCCCTTTGCCTCAACA